CCTTGATTACTAATTATATTACTAATCATAGCATTTCTAAAGGTTTCATATTTTTTAGTGTCTACAACATCATCAGAAATAATCATATAAACCCTTCTAAACGGTACGTCAATAAAATTCGAAAAATTACTAAATGGAATAAATACTTTTTGACCTTCAGGTAATTTATAGTTTGGTGGGGAAACCAAAGTTCCTGTATATGATGCACCCCCAAATGTAAACGGAACATTTCCGTTTGTAATTTTATTAAATTCAGTAATACCACTCTTAATTGCTAATATATCGTTAGCCAATTCAATTAAAGTATCATTCGCCCCTTGAGAACTTGGGTCGACAGTAGTGGTTGGTAATATTGTATATGATGTTACATTACCTAATTTGTCTTGTTTACCATCAGTACCTGAAGGAGCTGGATATCCTGACGGATAATAAAGAACTGTATTTGCCCTTGCAATATATCCAACATATACTTGTTGAACATTTGTCATGTCTTGAGTAATCGTTGTTATTGCATTTTGATATGTTCCACTTTTTGTTTTAACAAAGTTTGTATAATTTTCTTTAAGTTGTCTTATAACTTTATTTGAAAAATTATATTCAGGTTTACTAATAAATTTAATAAATGGGTCGTTTTCATTTTTAATGTCTTTCAATAATTCTTCGGTAATCACATTAATTCTACTTTCAGTGTTGTTTGGTTTACCAAACATGTTTACAGGATTATTTTTGTCCGCTAAAAACGCTCCGTCAGTATAATTTCTTTCTAACATCCATTGTTGACGTAACGCATTATTGTATTGGTTAACACTTTCACTAATTTTATTAACTACTGTTGTAAAATACGTTTGAGTTTGTTCCGAGAATTTATCCATAAACGTTTCATAACTAATACTACCTGTTTGTCCTGTAGAACTAATACTATTAGTTAATATAGTACCTATTGTATTTTCATTAGATAAACCATTATTTGGTTGGGCATTATTTATCATTGGTGGAACAACACCAGATAACGCAGCAAATTGTAAGAAATCTTTATCTAATACTTGATAACTTGTATCTGTTACATCTGCTCTATCATCATAAATTTCAGTATTAGCATAATAATTAAATGTCAGAGCATTTTGTAATCTATCTACAGACTCTTTCAATCCACTACCACCAACAAAGTTAAATTGCATTGTAACTTTAGCAATCATAGGTTGAACCCCAATACCTTCAGGGTTAATATCTAAATTTTCATAAGCTAAACTTAAACTTGTTGGGATTATCTTTGTATTATAAAAATCACCAATTCTTAATATAAGAACTGGAGGTGCCCCAAATGCTGTGTTAGTCGCATTATTATATTCTAACACATCTTTACCACCAATTGATTTAACTACAGGTATTGTATCACCTGGTCTCATACATTGTTGTAAGAATGTTAATCTTGTATTTAATCCCTCAGGCGTTGTTGAGTGAAATGCTGGTTGGAAAAACTTCAATTTATCTTTAAGGTTGTCGAATACCATTGGTGTTTCCTCTTTAATAACCTCAAAGTAATCACATTCTGATAATAAAGCTCTTAACACTCTTTTTGTAATGTTATCTCTAACTACCGCAACATTTTCAACTGTTGTTTGTGTCTCAGTTGTTGTCACAACATTACCCGTAACAACTGTGGTTTTTTTAGGGGGTAATATAGGTTCAGGTTGTTCTAAATTAGATGTTATTTGAGATATATATGCTCTTCGACACGACATTGCAGGTGTAGTGAAAATATCCTTTGCACCTACTTGAGTATCCCCTCCACTAGCTTCACCATTTTCATCCGAACAATTAACAGTTTCTCCAGGTGAAAATTCGTACGGTGCTGTTGTAGTTTTAGACACTAAAGGTGTTGATTGGGCGATTTCACCAAATCCATTTCCAGCAACAACAGATAATCTTTGTTCTTGAATATATTTTTTAGTTGCAGGGTTTTCAGCAAAAAACTTAATTACCGATTCAATTCTTCTGGCTGATAATGATTTATTATATTCAACCGTCTGAGGTGCAGAACAACTTGAATCAATAACCACCTTAATTTTTAAAGTTGGGTTGGTATTCATTTGTTTTGCCAAGTCAATCGCCATTTCTTGAGCCACTTGATAGTTTGGCGTTACCACCGTATCAAAAAATCTACCTAATTGTTCACCATTTGATTTACTTTCGTATAACGCAACATTTTCAGGACTTGTATATCTAGTATATTCTTGAGAATAATTTGGTGATGTACCTCTCTTTGGATAATCATTACCAAAATAAAATCCAATTTGTTGGTACTTTTTCATAAAGTAATCCGTACTACCTTCACCAGCCCCACCTGAACCTGATACACCACCACCGCTATTATTTGCCGCGGCTTCAGGAAGTCCTGGTGGAATGGTATTAATCGCATATTGCATCTGCTCTCTTGTAAGTTCTTTTGATGTAATAGCTTGTTGGATTTGGAACAAATCGTTTGGATTGATTGTGTAATATTTTTTTGCTAACTCATATAAGTCATATTTTCTACATCCAGCAAAGAATGAATCCAAAATACTATCAATTCTTGGTTTGTTAGTTTCGTTAGCTAAAACTTTATTCACAATAACATTTAATACTGATGGGTGGTCAACTACAATATCCCAAGTTAAACTACCGCTTCTACTTGTATTTTTGTATGTATAGATTGGTTCAGGTCTTCCAATAAAATCATTTGGATTCCAATTTGCTTGAACCGATTCATTGAATGTTAAATTATATGGTGGGAACCACATAACTCTACCACCGTTAGGACCTCTCTCACACACCGCCAAGTCTGAAACAGAATAACCTGGTGTGTTAGATGTTGCCCAAGCTAAATTCTCTAATGAGAACATATATTTCTTGGCATAAGCATTATTCATAGACCCAATAATATTTGTTGAGTCTTGCCCACCTTCTTGTTTGTTTGGTACGATATTAAGATTATACGTCTTATCTAAAACAGACCAAGCAAACCTTCTACCTTCAGTTGTAATACCATCAGTCTTTTGTAGGTCATTGTATTGTAAATAAGGAATATCTTTGGCAAACACACGACAATATTCAGTTCCAACTTCTTGTCCAATCGCGCCAACATAACTTAATACTCTTGAACCTTTAGTCATCTCTTTATATCCATCATTGAATACTTTACTAACTTGGTCAATCGCATTACCCGCATGTTTTAAACGGTTACCACCTTGAGGTTGGCTATCAATAATTCTTTGGGTATCGTCAAGAATTGAACCTTCTCTAAATGTTCTTTCTGTTGACTCGGTTGAGTTGTATGATGACGGTTTAAAGTCTTCATCATCGTTTGTAATCTCACCACCAATACCAACTTTCTTACCAGCATTACCTTTATATTTTGGAGATACCCATGTGAATCCACCTTCAATACCCCCACCATTACTGTAAGTTGGTCCGTTAGCCCCAAGTTTAATTTCTTTACTTGGTCCTTCATATAACTGAGCCAACTCTTCAGGACCATAAACAGGTGATTGTTGTTCATAACCAAACGCATTGTTTGGAAGTGCCCCTGATGGAGAGAATATTCTTGAAGGGTCAGATGTTGTAGAACCAATGTAATAGTTGGCATTGTTTGTGTTGGTACCAACAAGAGCCCCACCCAATCTATCAATTAAAGTTCTATCGTAACTTGGCTTATATTTGTTAAAGTTTATATTCTTAAACAATAACGATTTTTGACCTTGACCTGTATTTTCAAAAAATATTTGAGAACCAGTCTTACCCGCTCCTAAAAGATTACTAATAAGTTTACCACCCGCAGCTAAAGGATTACCCAATAATGCTTGTTGAATTGTAGTTGGTTGTGGTGGGTTAATACTTGGGTCCCAATACGAACCAGGGATTGTTGAGAATGGTACCTGACTACCCGCCAAACTTAAGGCAAATTGAGCCGCAGCACCCAACGGGTTCGATGGTACCGTAATGTTGTAGTTAGGTTCAATTAATGGAACATTACCTGTTAAGATATTAACAAGGTTTGTACTACTATTAACATTTAAGATGTTTGCCCTACCTAAAGTTTCTCTAATGATTGCTCTACCAATTCGGTCTTCAAACTCTTTCTTTAAAGTTTTTGCACCCAAACGAGCAATAAATGAGTCGGAACTTAATAAACCATTACTACCAAGTGGGTCAGGATTTAATAATATCGATACTGAACGATAAGACGATGGATTGAATGTTGGGTATGGTTGACCGTTTGGTGGTCTATCTTGGTCAGGTCTAACAGTTTCTAAAGTTACTACCGCCTCACCAGCATCAAAGTTATTATTACTTGAATAAGCATTTAAAGGTCTCCATAGTTGAGTTGCTGCGAATCCTGAATCAACAATGTGAGCATCTTGTTGTCCAGGTCCATACTCACCTTGGTTAGAAGTCGTATTTAAATTACCTGTTAAGTCAGGAGCAAATTCATATCCTCCCTCATTACCCCATCTATTAAGTGGATATTGTTTGTCGGCAAAAAATGTTGTGTCTATTAAGAAATCGGGTGAATCAACAGGTGTTAAATCTTGTTGAATTACTTCGTATGTAATTGGCGGGGTCGCAGGACTTGGTGATTTAGCATAAGGAACTAAATTACGAGTCATCAGTTTTTTTCTGAATCCTTCGGTGCTAATATAATCTAACGGACTACCCATTTAAATCTTTACTAATAAATAGGTTGATTGAGTTTTTTTTATCATTGATAAGTAGGAACACCCGCACCTTTTGTATCTTTTCCAAGAGTTGCAACATATTGTTTAAATCCTTCACTATTGAAGATTTGAGTTAATTGTTGTTGTGTTAACCCATTTGCCCCAACAGGACCGTCTATAGTTATTTTAATATTACCAGTTACGTTGTTTGTGACATTAGTTGTTTTTGGTTGAGTTGTTTCTATTTGTTTTGAAACTTGATTAGAAATCCTTTCACCTAAAACATTTGACTCACTTAAAGGTTTTACTTGAGCCTTTTGTTTAACCGCCTCAACAGAAGACTTTAAAGGTGAACCAAGTGCTTCCAAAGTTTCATTTGCAAATGCCCTAAATTCTTTTTCAATTCCACTACTTCCTTTAATATTTTTAGCACTGGCTTCTAAAATGTCTTTAAGCGCCTTTGCACCACTTTCACCTAATGAATTTGCACCGTTAATAACAGTATTTTCTAATTGTTCAATTTTTTTAGTGAAATCAGCGTCAGATATTTTACCAGCGTCTTTTGCAGTAAATAATGATTTCATATCATTAATTGCGTTTGTTACGCTTTCAGTAACTTTAGCACTTTCGGGAACAGCTTTATAAACATCTTTTGATAATTCTCTTAAAATTCTATCCGCCCCATAAATATTTTCACGTACTACAGGTGTTGCTGCAACCCCATACGCAACTTTAGCCGCAATTGCCTTAACATTTGCCGCCATGTCTTGTGCGATAGTTAATTGACTTGATTGAATAGCTTCAAGAGTTTTTGGTCTTTCTTCTTCCCTTCTTTTTATTTCGTCAAATTGTTCTTGCGTTAATTCACTTAATTTCTTTTGTTCAACAATACCCGTCTCATCATCTTTAAGTTGAACGACATACTCACCATCCTTCATTGTTGCCATGTTGGCCAACAATTGTTTGTCCTTTTCATCTTTAAATTGTATTTCAGGACTAATTGCGGATAACCTCTTATCTAAATCGGCAGCAGCTATTGCCGCTTTACTTAATTCTGCAGCTGACAGTCCAGTTTCTGCTTGAAGTTCTCTAAGTGTTAACACACCTTGAGGATTTATTCTAAATGATTGTGTTTTTTCATCAAATTCCGTAAATTGTTTTGCCGCGTTAATAATACTATCTTGTAAACCTGATGGGTCATTAATTGATTGGTTCATTAAAGCAAACGGGTCCGCCAAATTACCAATAGAAATACCTAATCTTTGGAATCCTGCAGCAGTTGCAACCGCACTTTCAGGGTCTAAAACTTTATCAGCTAAAGTAAATGTCTCTTGCATGTCAAACCTTAACATTGAAGCTTGAGCTGCCATTTTTGTTAAACCTTGAATACCACCTTCAAACTGATATCTATTCATTTTGGACATGTTAGCCTCAACATCGTCCATTACCATATCAGCATTTAATCCAAGACTTTGAATATATTGAATTGAATTTTCAAGGTTTGTACCTATTTGAGATGTTTCAATACCTACCTCAGCAAATTTGGTAACTAATGTACCTACATCAGTACCTAATATTTTGTTTGCCGCATATAATTTCGAAACTTGTTCTTCGGTCGCAATTACATTTCTTTTTGACCCTTCCGCAATCCCCTCCATTGTGGCCGCCGCAGATGCAGCATCACCACCTAAACGAATTACTCCTGCAGCAGACCTTGAAATGGCATCCCCCAATTCGTCCATTCGGGTTCTGCCCATTAAAAACGCTGCGTTCAGTTTTTCGGATAAATCAAACATGTTATCCATAGCCTTGGCCGCAGCCTCTAAAGGCGATGCAAGACTTTCAACACTCTTTTTTAATTCATCTATTTCTTGTTTTGACGGCATCTAAGTTTGGTTTCTATATAAATAGAAGAAGGACTAATTTTTTTAGTCCTTCTGATTATCTTCTATCCATTTATTAAGTAGATATTTTCTAACAAATATTGGCATCCTTTCAAAATCTTGATAGGAAACCTTTAACAATGTTGTTAAATAATAAAATTCGTCGATTTGACTTTTCCTATACTCAGAAGAAAGGGCGAAAAAAGTCGACCCCAAAACCAACATTCACTGTTAGTTTTTCTCCTGACGGGGTCATAATTGTTTTGTTCATGTCTAATCTTGGTTCATTTTCATTCATGAAGTTTCTAATGAACTTTGAATCAGCAATTGGCATCGACTCAATAAACTTAGCAATTTGTGCTCTGTCTCTTGAACCATCCACTTCTAATATTTCTCTTTCCATTCTCCACGTAACTTTTGGTACAACTCTACCTTGTGGATATGTCGAAGCCATACGGCTGATGTCTTGAATCTCACCGTAAGATAATGGTTTAATCTTAATAGTCGATTGTGATTTTGGTAACATTACAGTAAATGTACCATCTTCATTTGGTTTTTGATTACTAATAATTGACAATTCGTCCAACATAACAGTGGTTTGAAATTGTTTTCTAGTTACAGGGTCAGTAACATTGATAGTCATTTCAGGACCAAATGCAGTATTTCTTAAAAAGATAAGAATCGCCTCAACATCACCTTCGATTAAATCTTCAACTTTAATGTCTGGTTCATATATTTTAGCTCTTAACAAAGCCATAGTTAAGTCATTCGCCCCACCCATCAAAATATTTTCATCTGATGCGGTAAGATAACCAACTTTAATAGCTTTCTTTTTATTCTTGTAAAATACTCCTTGTGAGGGTAATTGAACCACGTCGTGTGGTAGTGTAAAATTTTCTTGACCGTAGTCTCTTGCTTGATTTTCCATATAAAAAAATAACCGTAAAGTTTATTAGCTTTACGGTTAAATATAAATGAGTATGATTTTATGTAAATAGTATTAGTATACTAACACACATCTATCCATTCTTAAAGAAGCTGTGATATCAGCTAACGCATCTTGACTATAAGACAACTGTCCAAAGTTCACATCTGTTAAGAATGTTCCATAAAGAATCCATTTCTCAACAACAACTCCTGTAGGGTCCAACATTTCAAGGTCGATGTCTTTTTTGTAACCCGCAGCATAACCCATACGACCTGTCACTGATTCAGCGTGTAAACGAACCCACTCCATAAGTGCTTGAGCCGCAGATGGTCCAATAGGGTCACGGAACTTAACACTAATCGGGTCCCAGTTAAATCTACCTGCAACGAATGTAGATGTGTTTAAGAATTGAATTTCAGTTGCTCCAATCTTGATAGATGGTCTTGAAGCACTTTCAACAAACCATTCGTTAATACCTAAACTTGATGGAAACCTTAAGATGAAACGGTTCTGGCGTTTCGGTTCGTAAGGTATCGGCATTTTCATTAATAAATCAGCCATGTTATTTTAATTTTTGTTTTTTTTGTTGTTTATATACTATAAATATAGTCTTGTTAAAAATTTTTTCTCTTTACTTTTAATTTGTCGGGATTATAATCTACTTATATTCCTTCTTAACGCCTCCAGCAGTAGAATAAGTCTTAACTATATTATCTGGTTTATCTTTAAAATGTTTACTCATTACTTCTACATTTCTAACATCATCATCTGAGAATCCAATACTAGGTTGCTCTGGAACAAAGTTATTAGATACATCATTTTTAAAAAATGCTCTTTTATTTAAGTCATTTGCCATTTGTTTAATATAAGAAACAAATCCCTCCATAGCACGAACTTTCGCTTCTTCGGGGTTGGCAGCTCCTTCTTCATCGTCAAAAGATACTGGATGATATTTGTTGAGGTCTAAATACGACTTGATTAATTCATCGTCCGTCATATCGTCCTCGTCAAAAAACGACCTGTATTTTTTAAGGTTCTTAACGAGTTGGTCTTTATCTATACCATTAAATCCGTCAATAATATAATTGTAAACAGCTTGTTTTAAAGTGTTGGGGTTGTGACCTCTTGCGGTGATGATTGAAAATATTGACCCGTTATTAATTGCTTCTCTAAAATCATTAAACGCTGGTCCAAGTTTTGCTCTCATGGCATCCACTAAGAAATCTTTATCACCCTCAGTTCTAAAGTTTTTAAATGGGTCTTCGGCAAATCCAACAATAGTGTCTCCTTTATATTCAAAAGGTTCTTTACCGATAATTCCTCTATATTCTGCAAAATCATCCGTACTCATACCAACTTCGTCACCATCTTCAGTTTTTAATATTATTTTTGTTGGCATGTGTACAATATTGTCATCCCAATCAAACGCATAATATTTCATATCTGGTGTTCCCTCACCTTTAAATCCCTCTCTAAGTTGTCTTTTCATACTTGGCAAATAAAGGGGGTATGATTAGTACCCCCGTTAAGTTTATTAAATGTTCTCAAACGAAGCTCCTGTTGGAGTAATGAAGAATTCGATGTCGATGAATTCTAACGCCTTCGTAGGTTTTAAGTAGATTTTACCTGTTAATGTATTTCTATCTAAGTCTTCAGGTGAAGATGATACGGTTACACGGAAATCGTATAAACCTCTGTCTCTTCTGATTGAATCCAAGATAGGGTTAACACTATCTAAGAATTGTTGTCTAACAATTTGGTCGTTTTGTTCGAACAATAATCTTACAGCTACTGCAGAAATCAACTTACGAGCTTGAAGTAATAATCTTCTTACGTTCAATCTGTTAAGTGACGTGTCAGCAATTTGTAATGTTTTGTTACCCCAAATTACAGTTCCAACATCAGAGAAAGTTGCGATAGGGTTAATTCTACCTTGATATAATGTGTCTCTGTCAGTTTGTGTAAGTTTTTGTCTAGCTTTGATTGAGTTTACAAGACCTCTTGTGTAACCCGCAGATGCGAACCATGGAAATGAAATGTTATCAGTCAATGCTAAGTTTCTACAAACCTCACCTGTTGGTGGTAAGTAAATTTGCGTATTGTTTACAGTATCTCTTGTTAAAATCCAAGGGTAGTAAGTTGCGGTGTAGTTAGAGTCAATTCCTGTATTATCCAAGTTGTCAACCGCTTCTTGTGAGTAAATAATATCTAAAGAACTCGATGCATCTGGTGTATACATTCTGTAATCAGGAGTTGTACAGATATAAACTGAATCCGCTCTTGAGTATTGAACCATGTCAATCGCTTCTTCTACAAGATTTGAGTTGTTTACATAGTCAATACTTGCAGTTGCAAATATGTTAATGTTTGTTGCTTCAGGATTTGCAAATGTTAAGATACCAAGTAAGTATGCGTAGTAGTCAGTGTTTGCAAAATCTTGAGTATTGTTTTGAACAACAATTCTCTTAAACATACCATCACCTGTAGCTGTTGGGTATCTTGATGAAGGATATGCTCCTGCCAAGTAACCTGATGCTCCTAATTGGAATCTGTCTTCATTAGTTCTCCATTCTCTGTAAATATCCCAACCGTCAAATCCACCTGCAAAACATACAGTATATTTTCTTGAGTAGATGAAGTAGTAAGGATTCTCTTGAGTTGCAGGGTCTTCTCTAAATTCTGCAACACCACATTCAAATGCTGTTTGACCACTTGACATTGAAGTGTTTGAGATTGTAACAACCGTTGCTCCTGAGTCCATGTGGAAACCTTTACTTAATACATTCCATTTAATAGAGTCAGTTGCGGTCTCCCAACCTGTTTGTGGGTTTTGTTTTCCTTTGTAAGTTAAGAACGCTTCGTCAATACCATATTGAGTTGAAAAACCTAAGTAAGTTCTTCTTATAATATCTCCACCTGACTCAACAGAATTTGTTCCTCCTGCCGCAGTACCAAATGGTGGGTTAGCAATTACTTCACCAGGATAATCGTATTTTGTTTTGAACTTAGGGTATGGTGATGGGTAAACAGACACATCTTCATATTCTCTTTGTGTATAACCATAGAATCCACAAGGAAGTGCATCAATTGATGCTTCGTCCGCCATTTCAATCATAACGTATCTTGAAATCAAAGC